CTGCCACTACTTGTAATAGGCCCACCGCTTACGCTAATGCCTGTGCCTGCAGTTAAGTCAATACTTGTTACTGTGCCTGCTCCTGCTTGAGAGGCATACCATCCCTTTACACCTGAGCCATCAGTACCATAGTAGTAAGAATTGCCCGGTGCCTCTACATCATTATCTAAGCTAACAAATACCCCGTTCTGATCTAAGCTCTCAATAAATTGCAGAGATCCAAAGCCACTGCTATTAGAGTTAGTAGGTGTGTTATAGTTCCAGCTTGCAGGGATGCTACATGCACTCCAATCGTAATCCATGTTAAGCTCTATTATTCCTGTTACCCCCGTTAGCGTGTGAGTGTACTGCTCTACAAATGGCTCTGAGTTTACCGGGCGAGTAAGCAGCACATCATCACCGAACATCTGCCCCAAATGAATCTCATTGATAAGGTCCTGAAAGATAAGTGAGCAGTCGGTAATGCTCTCAGCTTGGTAGCCCGTCTTATCTTCCTTATCTCTTGGTAGATCAGAGATGAATATCTCAAAGCTAAAAGCTCTTGTACCTGGCGAATAGTTAATAGCTCGTGGCTTAACGTGCATCCATGGCCACTCAGCTTCTTTCTCTAAATCGGCTTGGCTAATCTCACCATGCGTAAACCTTCTCAGCTGAAAGTGCCCATCTGCAAATTGTCTAAATCTATCTACTATTACGTTGTATGTGTAATTGATTGTGCTCATATCTTATAGTGGAATTTAAGTAAGCTTTTGTTGCATGCTGTTAGCGTAATCCATAGCATAGGTTAAATGGGTGAAGATGGTAGTAGCTCTTGTGTTAGTTATAGCATCAAACTTAGTTACATCTCTCTCTGCCATCTCCTCTATGACGTGCCACCATTGATATACACTTGCTAATGTTTCACCTCTTCGGCTAACTGAGTTATCTCCCTCTTCAGCTTCTCCAGCTCCTTCTCTAAATATTCGGGTGTATTGCTCACTAAATCGTTTCTGAGTATCGAAAAAAAAAGCAGCGCAGCATTTACATTGGCTAAGTTTAGCTTCCGCATTTGAGGTACATACTTAAGATGTATAGCGCTATCATACTCCTCTATCTTGTACTGCAGATTAATCTCAGCCGTTACCGGTCTATAGAGTATGCACATTAGCTCAGGTAGCTGATGGGGGAAGTTCTTACTGAACTCAGATAGGTCTAACCACTCTCCAAAGCTCATGCTCTTTAAATCGGGATGAAAGCCAAACTTCACACCATCTATATCTATGAACTGCTTAAATACCTTCTCATCATTACGTAGGCCATTAGAGTAAGCGCTCACTATCTTCTCAATGGTAGACATGTCTATCTTTCTGATATCATCACGCTTCAATCCTGTTATTGCCTGAATCTGCGAAACGCTATCCGTTCCGGCATTAAGGAAATCTACATACTTGCCTAATGTCTGATCACTGTACTTAGTGCTTATTATCTTCTCGCTCATAGCTTTTCTATTTCTTGTTTTACTTTTATCCAATACCAATCTCTTTCTGATATACATTCTTGTAAAATCTCATCTACTGCAATTAAAGCGCAGTGCTTGGCATCCTCTTTAACTTCATCATCATAAAGTAGATTAGCTCTTAAGTATATCCAATACTTATCTAATAGTTCTTTAGCTTTTAATTCGGGCATCATATGTTAGTTCCATCTATAGTTATGTTAATACTCTTTATCTCAGTGCTCAGCTCAGAGCGTTCTATGTACCCTCTGCCCTTGCCTTGTGTCTTTAAGTAAAAGATAATGGCGCTTGTGTTAGGTGCATCCTTAATAGTTACTATCTCCCCATCGTGAGTTAATGCCTGGCGCTCTGCACCCTCCATGAGCTTCTTAAGCTGCGACTCTGCAAAGTCTAAAGCTACATTCTTTAATGATGCTACAGCAGCACTATACTCAGCATCATCTTTAAGCCATTCATAGTGAGTCTTACGTGTAATGCCTATCTTTTCAGATGCCTCAGTTACGTTACCCAGTGTGTTAGTTAGGGCCTGTAACATAGCATCTTTTTTAATAGTAACATTTTGTCTCTGCTCCTCCATTACGCTAACTTATTCTTAAAGTGTGTTATTAACTGCTCCATCTTAGAGTCATAGTATTTAGCAAAGGTACTAAAACCTTCGTTATCAGCTTCATAAACTCTAAACATTGTGTTCCTTAATCTTTGTGATGGCTTCTTTAAAGTATCTTCTAATTCTGATTTAAGTGATTCTACTGCATCCAGCTCCTCACGTCTAAAGCTCTCATCTTTAAAAGCTAAGTAACCGAACTGATTGGCTGTACCGAACAGTTCAGCTGCTTGAGAAGGTGTAAGCTCGTTAGTGCCAAAGGTTAGTTTAAGAGTCTTATCTTTTCTTGTGCCTACTGATTCGAGCTGTGCTGGTATTAATATCATTGAGGTAATCTTTCGTAACTAAAGTACTTTAAAAAGTTGCTCATCATAAAATGAGTGTTAGTGCTGCCACCTGGTGTATAGTCTTTAGTCAAAGCGTTATCCATTGCTATGCCTGCAGCAAGTGCTTTCTTATAGTCTTTGTGATTAGCGTAGTAATCAATAGCCATTTGTTTATACATGATGTATTTTTAAGATCCACAATAAAGGCAGCTCTCATCCTCTCCACCCTCTCCTGCATTTAGAATCTTCTCGCACTCCTTATCAATTTCTAAGTCAGTCATATTAGGATTAAACATCTTTACTTGAGCCCTCAAAAAGTTATACTTATTATCATTCATAAGTTAGTTAGTTTAGATTATTAGTAACTTTAATACTATAGTTAGTGTAATAAGCTTGAGCTATTAGCTTAAAGCTTATGCTTATTAGCTATAGCTATTAGCTAAGTTAATTAACATCAACAAAAGAAAAGAAAGAAAAAGAAAAAAGGTAAAAAGAAAAAGAAAGAAAAGAAAAAGCTCCCCCAAGAAAAACAAACTGCCTCACTCTTAAAAGAGTATTTGAGCGATCCAAGCATTGGTATTTTGCAAGTGTAGTCATTGGTTACTGAGCTTTGACTTACTCAGGTGAGTGATGTTAGCCATCTCTATAAATAACAAAACCCCAAAGAACGTATGCGCCCGTTCAAAGGGGAATTATTAAACCTTAAATCAAAAGTATGTCTTACAGTAATATGTCGCATGAGACAAATATAATAATAAAATTGTCATGAAAGCTACACATGTGCAAAACTATTTCGGCTGTTGAAAACGTAGCACTGTAATGTATATCCAAAAAGGCAGCCATACAAAGCCTGTAAATACCACTCCTATGTAAGCGTACCAATGGAAGTTAGATAGGTGTCTCTGATGCCTGTAGATGTTTAGGCATAGTATGCCAGTGTGTAGGATAAAGCCAATTAAATAAATGGTTAAAATCATAGTTGCGTTATTTTACGTATTAAAAAGATTCCCCAAGATAAAGGCCATAGCAAACCATCTATAAGCATTTGAGTTGCCCATCCTGTGCTAAATATATCTACTCCATTTTTTTCGAAGTGCTCAGGATTAAACTTGTTTATCCATGCAATCATAGATAAAGTAAAGATGTAATGAGCAATAAATCCTATAATGTAAATAAGTAAAATCATAGTTTTTTTCTTTTAGCTCTTCGTTTCTTTGGGCGCTCAGGTGTGAGCTCTAAGTTAGTTAATTCTATCAGTGCTTGGGCCTGTTCTAATTTAGTTAGCTCCTCTTCTAACTGCTTGCCTACCTCGTCTACATATTTCTTAGCGCATGGGCCACATGATGTACCAGGGTAATCTAAGTTAGTGTACTTCTTTCTTAGCTCACCTACCACTTTCATATCTTGGCTTGTAACGCTGTTCTTTCTTTTCAAAGATTCGATAAAGGCCAGCATGTTCTCAATTACTAATCTATCATCTAAGATAGGCCATTTCTTAGCAGGGCAATCTTTGACAGCATACATAGCTAAGTGATCTATAGGACAGCCACATGGCTTGAATAGATGCCCATTAAGCTCAGTTGGTTTAGCGAATGGATTAATAGCATTAGTTGGAGGCCCACATGTCTTATAGCGAGTGTTAAACACTTCGCACTTATTGCAGATCTCAATTCTTGCAGCGTAGTTTTCTTTAGTCATATTTGTAACGAGTTTCTAAGTGTTACTTTAGCTTTTTTAATTGTCCGGTAAAGATAGTTCAAAGGTATGCCTGTTTCTTTAGCTAACTCCTGGTAGCTGAAATCATCTAAGGCATAGAGAAAGAATAGCTCCCTCTCGAAATAAGGCAGCCTGCTGATGAAGATATCTAACTGCTCATTCTCTAAGCGCATCCCTACACTCTTATTCACATCATCTATGATATCATCTTT